GAACCCGGCCGGCTTGGTCCACACCGTGCCAGCCGTTGGGTCTTCGAATATGTCCTTGGCTTGGGTCATAGCTGTTGTTGCACCGCCACGACATCCCAGAACAGATCATTGGCGTTGTAGATGCAGCCAACATAGATCGTCTTGCCAGCAACCGTCACTGTCGGCAGCGATACACCTATCGCCCGATAACCGCCCGCCGCCGTGTTCCACGTAAGCGTACGCACGACGCCATTATCCTTGATCCGGATGATCAATTTCTGACCGTTGGTCGGCGTACCGCTGGGTGATGCAAATGATGCGTTAACCGCCAGCGCCGTCACAGTGTATTGGTCGGAAACGTCAGCCGTCGGAGTAATTGGCGTCCCGCTCGACACCGTGTTGGTGCGTGGGGTTACCCGCTTCTCCGTCAACGTCTGCGTATCAGTCGTGCCGACAAGCGCTCCCGCCGGGCTAGCCTTCGACGCCCCCCACGCGGTCCCAGTTGATACAGCAACGCCGACAGCGGGGTAAACCGTTGGTCCTGTCGGTCCTGTCGCCCCCGGCGTTCCCGATGCGCCGGGCGTCCCAGATATGCCGGATAGCCCCGATGCGCCGGGCGTCCCAGATATGCCAGATACACCTGACGGTCCCGATGGCCCTGACGGTCCCGATGGCCCTGACGGACCTGACGGCCCCGATAATCCTGACGCCCCTGACGGACCCGACGGTCCTGACGGACCCGACGGTCCTGACGGCCCTGTTGGCCCATCCGGTCCTGACGGTCCCCCGGGCAACCCCGATAACCCCGACGGACCTGACGGTCCCGATGGTCCCGATGGCCCTCCGGGCGTCCCTGACGCTCCCGACGGCCCTGTCGCCCCTGTCGGTCCTTCTGGCCCCGACAATCCGCGCGCGCCAGATGCGCCGGGTGTTCCAGATACGCCGGATACGCCGGATACGCCGGATACGCCGGACGGTCCCGATAGGCCCTGTATCCCCTGCTGACCCTGTATCCCTTGCTCGCCCTCTATTCCCTGCTCGCCCGATGGTCCTGACGGCCCCGAGGGTCCAGACGGTCCTGACGGTCCCGAGGGGCCAGATGGTCCCGATGGACCCGATGATCCTGTTGCGCCGGGTACCCCCGACACTCCGGACACGCCTGAGGGCCCTGTGGGCCCTTCCGGCCCCGGTGGGCCTCCGGGTATCCCCGAAGCTCCGGAGGGCCCTGTGGGCCCTTCCGGCCCCGGTGGGCCGCCTTCTGGGCCCGAAGGACCGGATGGGCCGGGCGATCCGCTGACCTCGACCCATTGCTGGCTATTACCGTCGTCGTAGAAAATATGGAGCTGACCGGTAACGCTGTTGAACCACATCACGTCGGGCGTGGGGTTCACCGGCGGCGTATCGCCGACGTAGGTGTAAAGCTCCATGATCGAACCGGCGGTGAGCCGGTGCGAGACCACGGCGTTAGCACCGAACGCCTTGGCTGTAGTGCCCTCCTGCGCGCGCACCACGGCGAGCAGGTCGCCGGAACGAGACGTCATCTTGACGATCTCAATCGACGTCGCCGCGACGTTTTCGAGCGTCAGCATGGCGAACTCGCTGCCCTGCGGAGACGGGAAGCGCATCCCGCCTCCGGGCAGCAATGTCAGCGTCGTATCGGTGGTGCCGATAGCGCTCTGCAGGCGGGAACTGGCATTGTTGGTGAATACCTTACCCGTCATGGGTCATGCACCGTGAAGACGATGTAATCGCGCCGCACCTGCCCGCCGCTGGTGCTGATCGTAACCAGCATATTGTAGACCTCGCCATCGACGCCGCCACCGACGAAGAACACCAGCGATGTGGTGTTGAGAATGCTGGCGCTGGAGATCATCAAGTCAGCCGGATCACTGCCAAGCTCGAAAGCCAGCAGCACTTCCGGCGCTTCCAGCCACTCGGAATAGTCGACCTCGAAGCGAAGGTTATCGACGGACGTTTTGGTGAAGGTTCCAAGCCTCATGACACGCAGTCCCTCTTGGCTGGAATAACAAAGCTGGTGCACAATGCCTTGGCGATGAACGTCTCGCAGGCGGGCGGCACGAGAAGCGCCGAGATACCCCGTATGATGGCCTTCATGCGCCCGGCATGGATGCAGATTTTATATCCGTTATCGAGCGTATAGATCGCCGCCGCCAGATCGGAGTTGATCGTTACGGCGTTAATCTCGCGGCCATCGATATCGCCCGGCCTCATCGCTGTGTCCCCCGCGCAAAGTTCTGCGGGTAATTCCACACCTGCCCACGATACAGATATTGCTGCGCCCGCTCGGCGCGCACCTGCGCCGTCAAAGCGAGGAATTTCCGCATGTGGTAGATCGCCAAGCGCTCATTGGAATAGGGCTTGGCGTTCTGGGTCATCATGCGGCCAATGACGCCATGCTGAACGGCCAAGCGATGGTTCTCGTAGATCCACTCAGGGATACTTTCGAGACCTGCATTGGGAGACTGCTTGACGACGACATGGGCAGTCCATGTTTCAGTGACCCCGGGATCGTCGCGGAAACTCAAGGTATCGAGCCCGTGCATCGCCGCCGGAACCCAGATATCGGGATCTGCGCCGCCGACACCCAGAAGCCTGACCATCAGCCCCGATGCCGGCTTGATGATGTAGTCGTATTTGCCGGGTCTTACCCGGACAGGTAACCTTTCCACCCACGCGTTGGTCTTGCTCAGAAACTCATCGAGGGTGTTGGAAATTTCCATTTCGAGCACGCCATCGAGCGCACCCGGAAGGTTAAGCCGGAGGTAGTCCATGATATCGACAAAACACTGACAAGCCATGCATCACCCCAGTGTTATCAGTTTGGCGCGGTACATGGCGTCGAACGCTGCCGAACGGGCATCCTGTTCGGTCTCGTCGTCGGCAAGCTGCACGTTGGCGCATGTGAAATACAACAGTGCCAAGCGATACTGCACATCGCAGGCAACCACCGCATTGGTAGCAACGCTGGAATAAGTCGGCGGTGTGGGCACCCGCAGAAACAGGTCCGGGCGCGTCCGCCGGGTCTCCATGACGCCGTTGTTCAGCGCCGCGATGAAGTCCGTATCGGGAAAGCGATAGGGCGCGCGCGTATCCTGCAGGAGCCGCCGCGCCTCAGTGATGTAATCAGCGACAGTCTCAAGCGCCATTACCGCCTCCTAGAGCGAGCTAGCCCCTCTTGCGAGGGGCCTTACTCATTAGGGAGCCGTAACGATTGCCTGCGTTATAGCTGTCCCGTCGATGACTTTGAAACCGTAGACCTGAAGTCCACGGAGGAGATTTGCGAATGTCTGTTCGGAACGAAGTGTTTCCACTTTGTTGATCTGCGAAGCAAATGTCAGCCCATGCGCGTGACCGGCATAGAGCACATATTCGCCCACCGCCATTCCATTGGTGCCGTTTCCTTTAGGCAGAAGATTGCTGCCGTAAATGGTGAAACGGTCAATCATGCCGAGACGGCCGTTGCGCAGGATCGAGGTGCCATCACCAGTCAGCGAGGCATCGCGAAGCTCAGACTGCTTGATGCGTGTCGACGCCCAAGCCGGAATGATCGCCCAGCGGCCGGTTTCGGGGATGTTCTGCTCGTCGAGCACCTGTCCCATGCGCAGGATCATGTCGACAATCTCGACCTGACCGGCGGTTGGCGACTTGGCCACCACGGGAACCGGAGTGCCGGTAACACCGAGATTGATATTGGCCGAAATGGCACCGGCGGTGAGACCGCGATTGGCCGCCGCAGCCTGACCGAGAAGCCCAAGCAGAACGTCGGTGTCGATGACGATCTTCATCTGCTCGGCGGCATCTTCCGACCAGATCGACATGTTGTTGATGTCGCTCTGGATGTCCATGACGTCGTCGAGGGCGAGGTTGAAATACTTGCCCTTGTCGATGAGCAGTTCAATGACGTTGCCGGACGGACGGTCGATAGCCAAAAGACCATCGGCACGATAATCGCGGATGGTGATCGTCGGCTTGGTGCGAATTTTGACCTTATCGCCCTTGTTCTTGATCTCGCCTTCGTAATTGGTGTTGGAAATCGCCGCGAGAACGGTACTCGCATAGAACTTTTCGATCAGCTTGCCAGACCAGATTTCTGGAATGAAACCAGTCGCACCAAGCGAGTTGGCGACGCCGCCAACGGGATACAGAATAGGTGATGTTGCGGGACCTGCTATCGGGAAGGCCATAGCCTAGCTCCTCATGAGAAGTGTTAATTCACGATGCGTCCCTCCCGCTGTGCCTCGAAGATCGCACGCTCATTTTCGGAGCGCTCCGCGTCACGGCCCTTGTAGCGGCCGGCGTTGATATCTCGATAGAACTGCTGGATCATAAGACGCGTGATGATTGGCTTCTCTGCGGGGAGCGATTGTGCCGCAGTCTTGGCTCTGCCCGGTGCTGCAAAGGATGCGAGCGGAACTCTAGGGGCCACTGTAGTGGGCGCTAGGCTCGGGTCGGCACCCCCCTCAGGGGCCGTGGCAGCCACTTCAGCGTGGAAGCCTTTGAAGAACGCAGCCACCCGAGGGGTGTCGCACCGCTCATACGCTGTGTTCAACAGATTATGGCGTATAGCACCCGAGTATGGGTCTGGCAACTGCAACCACTCTTTAAATCCATTATTCTCCCAGTCGGCATTGACTGCGCGCCAGTCAGGCACCGCGACATCAAGCTCGCCCTCCATACGTTCAACAGATGAGCGCACCATCTGCGAACCGACACCCTTGATCTGCGTCTCCATTCCCTTGAAACGCTCGTCGTACTGCTCGATCATCGGCTCGATCAGTTCGCGGGCTTTTTTCTCCACGACCGTGAAGAACTCCTCGCCGTAGTCGGCTTCCTCCTCGGCGGTGATCAGTTTCTTGGGCTGCTTGGACGCCGGCTCGGCAGCGGGCGCCGTACGCACCTCCATGGTGGACAATACGTTGCGCATATTGCTGATGTCGCTGACCAGCGTATCGATCTGCTCCTTGAGGCGCGGGACCTCCTTGTCGTAGCGCCCCTTCATCGCCTTGTAGCGCTTCTCCCAGTCGCCACTCTCTTCGAGTGGCGGCTGTGGTGCTACTGGCTGCGGGGCCGGCTGCTGATCGTCGGGCGGCAGGGGCTCGTTACCCGGAGGGGTAACAGGCTGGGCATCGCCGTTGGGCTGCTGCCCAAGCATCTCTTCTTGCAGCTTGTTGGCACGCGCTGCTGCTGCTGCGACGGCGGGCGGCAGGGGTGTGCTGTAATCCTTAGGAGGGGTCGTCTGTGGTGTTGTGGCCATATTCATTTCTCATGTTTGGCGGCCTCCAACAAACATGTGTCGAACAGGCGCAAGATCTGCGTGCAATTCTGCGCACGGCCTTGGGCCACCGAGAGATGCTCGGAGGGCGCACGGATGCAATCGTCCCGCTGGGTTTCGGTAAACGCGCGAAAGGCATCGAGAAACTCCTCGAATGCCTCTGGCGCCTGTCGCCTTAACCCAGCCGCAGCAATAATCAGCTTGCCGTTCACTACCGGCGAGACGCCTTCTTACTAGCTTTCTTGGCAGATTTAAGCGGGGGCAGACGGTTGCGCTCCTGAGCAGGTTCGACTTTGCGCTGCGCCGATACGCCGGAAGCAGCGGGTCCGGTCGGGCCAGTGGCACCGACAGGTCCTTCAGGTCCTGCTGGGCCGGATGGTCCGCTGGGACCGGCTGGGCCAGCAGTACCGGATGGGCCGGGATCGCCAGCCGGACCGGCGGGTCCGGAAGGCCCCGGAGGTCCAGACGGACCGATAGCGCCATCAGCGCCGGGGGGTCCAGACGGACCGATAGCGCCCTCTGCGCCAGCCGGCCCTTCAGGACCGGGGGGACCGGATGGGCCAGCAGGGCCGGGCGTACCTTCGCCGCCGCCTGCCTCTTCTTTGTCAGCGAGGTAATTGATGATCTCCCTGACAGCGTTGGGCAGATCACCTTGATCGATGCTGGTGCGGCGCTGGATGGGCATGGGCTTACTTGGGCCGCGCCGCGTGCGAGGTCTGCTTGCCCACCGATTTGGCACCTTTACCGGGGCCAACACCGTGCACCTTGGTGCGACCGGCCGGGTTCGAGATATTCACTGTCCCGCCGGGATGCACGAACTGCTTGCTCGATGAACTTTTAACCTTGGTCTTAGCCATCTGGGTTCTCCTACTTCAATGGTGCACCGAACGCCTGCCACCCCAATAGCAGCAGGAGAATAAACAGCAAGAGGTTGCCGCCGACGAGGTAGTAACTGCCCGGCGAGACAACGAAGCCGTGATACAATCCGAACACTAGCCAGAGCAGCATCAGTATCCAAAAAGCCAAGCCAATAGCCATGATCAATCTCCTATGGCGTTGTTGGTGGTGGTACTACTAGCGGCGGTGTTACCGGCCACACCATCCAGACCAAAATCAGGACGACCACCACTGCGACGGCGCCCCATACGATCTTCTGCTCGTTGCTCATCCGACACCTCCGGTAAGTGCAGTGCGCGGCCCCATGTCGCCATTCGGCTGCGGTGCCTGATTGGCCTGCGCCTGCGCCGCCTGCTCGGCCTGCTCCGGCCCGCCATGGCCCGGCACACCTGTTTGCGCAGCCAATGCTTGGGCCTGCTCCTGCTGCTTGTCGAGGTCGTCCTCGCTGGGGACAATTTTGTCCCCGTCGAGCCCGATGGTCTGGGAGACTGAGCGCAATACAGTGGCTCTTCCCTTCGGCCCGATGATACCCATATCGATGGGATTGGCCGTAGCCTGCAGGAACTCAAGCTGCCTGACACGCTGGGTCTCGCGCTGGGCGGCGACGTTGACGCCCATGACGCGCACCTGCTCCTGCCCGGTGAACACCCCGGTGTCGTCAGTCAGCATCACCATGTCGTAGAGCGCTGTCAGCAGGGGCTGGATCACGTCGCGGTCGACGTTGGCGGCCACTGTCTGGAGAATTTTACTGGCGTTGGTCATCAGCATGGCCAAGCCGGAGGCGGTTCTACCCGCACCGCCAGACGCCCCACCGCCCGTCTGGTAACGGGGGATCGAGCTTAATTCATCAGCCATGCCCTGAAACTTCTCGTAGACCATGAGAAGCTCTTGAGAGTTCGAAGTGGGCTGGAAGAAGCTGATCGGCACCTGCACGTTGTTAGCCAGCGGATCGCTCATGACGTGCCAGCGCTTCCACGGATATAGCTCATCGCCAAGCTCATTGGCACTCAAGCGGTCATCATTGATGACCACCTGAGGCCCGGACGAGATCGATAGGTTATTCACCAATGAGCGTAGTGCAGCATTAGCGACATCCTGCACGTCGGCCAGTATGTCGGGGAGGCCGTTACCTACCGGCGTCGACGGCACCTTCTCGAAGCTCGTCACGAAGTATGGCGCGCGCTTGCGCGGAGAGGGGGAGTGCTGCACTTTTATGACGTGGCGGCCGATCAGCCACGCCTGCACGAAATAGTCACGGTCGTCGTCTTGGACCAGTTTTTTGGGAATGTCGTAGTCCTTGAGCTGCCGCCCTTGGATGGTGCCGTGGAACTCCAAGCAGGAGATCATGCCTGTCCGGTTGAAAAATGGGTCTTCCCTATTCTCCTGAACAGCCCTTTGTGCGTCGACGCTGTCCCAGTCCTCGTTGAGCCCGCCGCGCCCATACTCCTCAAGCACCATCTTGATCTCCTCGGTGTTGTAGCCGGGGAGGTCGAGCAGGTCGTTGAGGTCTTTTCTAGTGAGGCGTGAGCGCTGGATGACGTCGCCATCGACGATGGAGTTCACTCCCGGCGACCACCAGATGTCAAATGGGCTGACCCGTTCCCAGAACAGACGCGGCTGCTCGCTGGTGGTCGCCTGCCCGTTACGCCATACAACGGTGGGCACAATGCGGACTACGGGTCCCTTGATGACCGCAAAGGGGAAAATGCTCAGATCTTGGATGAACTCGGCAAGGGCATCGTAGAAGCCGCCCTGCTGGAGATATTCATCCATCTTCTCGGTGGCGAAGGCTGCTTGTTTGCGGGCTTTCTTCTTGGCCGCCTGCTTGGCCGCTTCGAGCAGGTTCACCGTGCGGTCGCGCAACTGGTCCAGATCGGGCATCTGGCCGGCGGTCGCCATGTTGGTCGCCTCGCTCGACACGAGGTCCTGCACGGCTTTTATGACCTGCGGAGGCAGGTCGGGGTCCTGCGCCGGGTCGAGCGCCCATGGACGGTCAGGGGAAAGATAAATATCACGGAGCAGACTGGCCGCACCCCGGCATTTGGCAGCAGTAAGTCGAGCATAAACATCAGAACCGCCGAACTTCTTAATCTCGGCGATCTTGTCGGCGGGGTACTGGCCATTGAACGCAAGCTGGGCACCTAACAGGCGGTTCGACCATCCGGCGTTGCTGTCGCGGTGGCGCTTGAAGGTGTCAAACTCCCGCCTGATGTGCCCGGCAAGCGAGGTTTCGTAAGCCTCGGGGAGCTTCTTCTGGTTCTCGGCGAGGTTCTCATTGGCAAGCTTTTCGCTGGCATTGAGGGCTTGCGGGGACACGACGCGCAAGAGCCCACGCGCTGAGCCCACGGACGACGCCGTCTGGGAGATGTCCACCATAAGTGGTACGTACAGGAAATGGTTAGTGAGGTAAAGCGGCGAGAGCTAGCGAGGATAACATGGTAATCGACGAAGTTGTGATGCTCAGATTGGCCCGCGAACTGGCCATGGATCTGAGCAATCTGCCGGAAACCCTGACCAAACTGGGGGTCGATGCCGACCAGTGGCAGCGGATGCAGGCCAACCCGCG